GCTAATGCTGAATTCACAGTGATGATTTTCGTGACATCGTCGTATGATGAAAAGGCATCTGTGTCGTGGTTTGGATCAGTCGTGTGGTTGAATACAGAATCTATCCCAACGATGTTGTACGGCGTGTCCAATGCGTAATCGTTCAAATTGATTTCAGTTCCAGCCGTGGTGATTTTGATTGGCCAATCGGATATTGGTCTGATCTGCTCCCGAAGCTCTGGGATGAACGAGCGCCAAATCAAGTCTTCCTGGAATTCAATGTCACTCGAATACAGCACTTTGACAGAGAAAAGTTGTGGCGTGTAGGATTCGTTTGTCGTGACCAAATTGACAATCACTTGGAGTTGCTTTGACGTTGCTGGAAAGGTGGTGATGTTGGTTGCTATCTCTGCTTCTGTGTTCCAATCTGTAGTGTTGATAGCCCATGCGCCACCGTCCCACCAATATTGGTCTGTTCCGTCGCCGATCCGATACCCGAGCGACGTATATGGCGCGCCGTCCTCGTCCTTCTGGTGGTTGTCCACTGCTTGGAATCCCAGCCATTGTTTCACATTACGAGGATTGGTGATCCAAGTTGATGCTTGGATGTCCGCTGCTGTGCTGTATGGTTCCGACAACTCAATGGCGTTGCGCGTTGGGTGAAGGCGCGCGCCTGCCCCCAGCGCTATGCGAGAACGATTGTCATTGGTGAACGAGAACGTTTTGATCAGTCGTTTTAGTCTCACAATCAACCCTTAGTGGACAATTCCTTGAACGCAGCCGCCGTAGCAGACGACCACATTTGCCTAGCGTACGCCTCCAGCGATTTGTTTTCAAAAGCGATGCGGATAAATGGGCGCGAAGGGATGATGATTGCTGTGGTGCTGTCTTTCAACGGTTTCCATCCCTCGGGCATCTGTTCGATCAGCTCTTGGCCGCGTTCAGACAGGTTGGACTTTGGCATTGCCCCGATTGACACTTGCCACAACGCCCAAAACAACCCGCGCATCTGTGGTGTGACTGGAATCACCACACCATCGTGAAGGACTTTCGCAATGTTGTATTCGGCCGATTGCTGAAGAACCCCGACAAAAACTTGAAGATCGCTGATCACCTTGTACGTCAACGATTGCCAAAAATCTCCACGATCAACCATGGATTTTTCTGACCCTTTGATGGCGATTGTGAGCGGTCTGTTTTTGGTTAGGATGCTGGATTTGACAACATCTCTGACCGTTTTTCGCGCATGAAGACCTATTTTGACGTTGGCCTTACGGATGTGCGCCCTCAACACTGTGCTGAAACGTTTGTCATCTAACGCATGTTCAATTTTCTTGAACCCGTGGAATTTGATCGTTGCAACTGGCACCTTACGCCTCCTGGCGAGAGGGTTGCCGATCCATGAAATATGCTTTCAACAGAGTGGCGCCGCCTTGATCAGGCCAATGTCCAGATGGTTTCAATTTGGTGATGTACAAATCTGTGTCAAGCTTCCCAAGCCTTGTTATCCGATCATTGAGACGCAATACGACTGACTGCGCTTCCAAATCAACGTACCTGAACACAACGTACCCTGCTGCGTTTTCTTCAACGCCAGCTTGTGTCACGCCAACTTCCTTCATTTCACCCCAATGCACTTGGCCTTCGAGGTGAACGACCGTCTTGTGTTCAACTTGTTGTGTTGGCTCCCTGAAATCGTCGTCATAGATTGTCCCTGACTTGTCCAATTGTTCCACGTCAACTGGAACGGGATGGAGAAGGTTCGGGATCATTGAAGACTCGTATGGGCTGGGGTGGCTATTCCGATCGGCGCTCTGTACAATTTGATGATGTCTAGGATTTCTTGATTGGCTGTTATCCCTGACAGCCCTGGCCTTCGGTCGGATATCTTGCCTGTGGTACTCGCTGCGCCGCCATATCTGATCCGGTGTTCGTCTGTTTGCTCTTCGATGATTCCACCAATAATTGCTGGAGGAGTGACCGTTGTTGAACTCCCCGGGTACGGCGGCTTTGTCAATTTTTCGATCACCAACAATAACAATGCCCTCTTTATTGGCAATGGTGTGCTTCCATCCTCTTCGGTGAAACCGAATGTTCCTTTGATCTCTTGGTTCTGCCGTCCCTTCGCGAATCGAAGACGGCTGCACAACGGTGCCGTGTAAATATCCGCTCGTTCAGAACCAATCAGTTTGATCCTCGGGTTTCGACGATCATCGGGATATGATCGGCTGTTGTACACCCGATACAACCCCGTGTCTAACTCGTCGGATGAGTTATTGAGTTTCAGGTATTCGATGTCTATGATGGGAACCCCGAAGTGAAGTGCGTCCGAATCGGTTCCATCAGCCTTCAAAATTAGCGTTCTTGGATTGAACCATTGTCGACACGCCCTCTCAATGATCGCCTGCCAAAGCTCGATGGCGGCCATCACCTTGGCGTCGTCTGCTACCGTGGAATCAAGCCCCTCGGCGCGAACGTCCGACAGCGATATATACAAATCTGGACTTGAACTTGATTTGACGTCAAAGTCTTCAAACCCGGAGACATACGCCGAAGTGGCAATGTACTTCCATCGCCATTCGATTCGATGTGTGCCAATTGGTTCGGCGGCAGCAGACGTCCACCCGTCTGCCAGCGCGTTGTCATATGCATAGTACGAGCCTGTGGCAAAGTGTCCGTCGCCGCTTGACACATCCTCCCACGTCCCCGCGACAGTCGGAAACACCTGTGTTCCTGGCAACCCTCCGGTTATGTCAAGGATACGATACTCAACAGCATATGCGTCTGTTAGCACTCCCCCGACTGTCAAAAACCAGTTGAGAATGTACTGTGTGTTGGCTTGGCCTCTGGCTATTGACGGCATGGATCACCTCAAAACACGCCGTTCCAAAAGTCCTTTTTGACAGCGCGCTCTTTACCACACTCTTTCTCGGTGGAACCTTCATCGCTCTTTGTCGACTCTTTGGATGACGCCTCGGCCTCGATCCAGCGACCTTTCGTGACTTTTGCTACCGCACCAACTGGTTCATATTTGGTGGTGCGTTTCACCTTCATCGAGCCTCCAAACTTGAAATTCCCGTTTTCATCCCGGGTGTGCTCGATCATGATGTACTGGTGTGGTGGGCTTTCGTTTTTCTTGTACACTGACCAAATTGATGCGCCGTCGTAAACTTCGGCCATGTATGACCCGTCGTCATTGGCCAAGTTGTACTTTCGTTTCACCACATCACGCGCGGCGTTTCGCAAATTCTCTTCATATTGGTACAGCGACTCGCCGCTCATCAGCGTGATGGCCTTCTGCACCAAGATTTCGACAGCAACTTTCTCTGACATGTGTATCTCCTATGGCAACACACCTTGTGGATCAAATGGAGATCCGTTCATATCCGGCACCCATTGGACACCAGTATACTCGATTGAACCACTTGCAGCAACGACAAGCGTTTCCGGCACTGTGAAAGTGAAGCCAACGCAAGCCAATCTGATGTTGTACGTAGCTGCATCAAGGGCAACCGTAACCTCGCCGCCGCTATCCGTCACCCCTTTCGCCAACATGGATGTGTTGGATGCATCGAAGACAGCAACAGTAGCCCCAACGATAGGTGACAGCCCTGTATCAACAACTCTGATTGTTGTTTGGTAAGCTCCTGATGGAGACAGCGAAGGCCGACAAACGTGCAATTCATATGCATCGCGTTGAAGTGCAACGGCGCTAATGTCCCACCGAGCTTCATACATCTCCTCTGTGATAGAATTGTTGCCCATAAATGTATGGCGATAAAGTCCAGGCTGGTTAGTGGAATCTACTTCAACCACGTTCAATTGTGCTGGTGGAGATAAAATGTACGAAGAGCCATTCCACCAATATCCATCAGATAATCTTCGGATGTGAAGGCCGATTGCTGAAGCTAGACCAGGCACGCCTTGTCCAGTTGATTCATCGATGACGGATATTTCGATTGGAAAAGAACTTCCTGTGTTCCACACTTTAGGACCGCTCATTTGTATAACCTCGCAACCAATGTCCCGTACGTTCCTGGAACACTCAGCGCTATGCCGTCCGGTGATACGAACCCGCTGTTGATTGTTATTCCGTCCGACTCGACAACAGCAATTTTCATCCCAATCAAATAGTCAGGAAGATTCAACCATCCATCGAATGTTTCATGAAAATCCACCATCAAATAGCAATCATCTCCGACAAAATACCAAGATGCGTTGGTTGGAGATTCATTCAGCGTGTAATTGATTGGAGCACGAAACGCCACCATATCCAAAACCGTGCCGGCCGGTATCAAATTGGATGGCCACGTTGTGCTACCTGATGAAACGCCGCGTGGATACTGTTTTTTGGATGTGTATATGAATGCCGCGCTGCCGGAATTTGAAGCACGAATGGATGGTTGTCCGATCCCTACGTCTTGGTTATAGCCAATGCATATTCCATAGGTTTTTTGTGCGCCTGAGTCTTTCGCAAATTGCACAAAGCGTTCTGGAGGGTTTGCGGCATCGTCCCAGTCGGCCTTGGCCAGATCTACACTATCCGCAATACTCGATATGTCCTCGATGTTTTTGAAATCATAAGCATTTCCACCAACCGTTATTGTTCCTATTTTTGGGATGTACTCATGCAACGTTCCGCCAGGATACAACAATGGCGCGCACTGTATGAACCCGATGTACCCAATTTGGATTTGCTTCAATGCCTTGAAATTGTGGTAAATTGTAACAGAACCGTTCTGGTGAAAGCGGTAGGTTATCGAGAATCTTGCACAGTTATCGATCGATTCGTGATCAAACGCAGGTTGGCTGGAACCGCCGACTTGTGAGATCACATAATCCAATATTGATGGAACGTGTGATATGTCGTATGTGTGTTTGATGTCTATGAAGTCGCACAAATACACGCCATCTTCGGTGACAGGCGAGTGTCCGTCTTCCAAAATTTGTTTGGATTGATTCTTTATAGCGGGCCAAAGCTGTGTTACGCTTTGTGACGAAAACACGATGTCTGATTGGTGTGTTGCGTTTGCACTGTGAGACAATGTCGTGCCGTTGGCCGACGTGTAAAATGACCAGACATCGGTGGCGGATGTATCTTCTGACATCACCCACAGCGTCGTATTGTTCACTACGCGCAGCAGATACCACTTTCTTGACAATCCGTCTGTCCATTCTGAACCTACGTCTTCAACCGTCTTGTCGTGGCTCGATACCGTCAATACAACAAGCGTCGCCGCGCCGTGATTTGCTCCAATGTACGTTCCATTGAAATTCGCAGGGCAGATATCGTCTGTCATGGACATGTACTGCGTTTCGTACGTTCCACCCGGAACATTATTGTCAAGCGTCGATTTCAAAATCAGGCCCGCCGATGTGAATCTGAATGGGTTGTTTTCGTACGACGCCCCGTTCAGCCCCAGATCCAACCTCTGGACGAAATCGTGCGTTGTAGACCAAGGCGTTCTGATGTACAGGTCAGAACCTGATTTGATCATCTTCGTCTTGTTTCTGTAGAGCTGTGGCAGCGACTTAGGGAGAAGCTTTGGGTTTGAGAATTGTTCAGGCGTAACAAACTGCGTAAAATCTGCATTCGCTTCAACCTGAATTCCATTCCTGATTCTGTCAAAATCCTCGGTGGTGTGGGTGGTGTATGCGGATGTGAGGTGGAATCTGATGTATCGTATTGGAGTGCCTTGTGACAACGCCAATCTCGAATAGCCGCGCCCGCCTCCTGTAAGGTTTGTTGTGACAGTCTGGCCTGGAGCAATTGGGTACGAGCCTATTGTTGTGCTTATTCCTAAGTATGACTTGTTGGTGTCATAAAAATACACAACAGCCCCAGGTTGCCCGCCGCCTATCTCTGCTGATGGAGTGGATATGGCATACGTTCTCCCAGGTGTTACAGGAATAAACCCAGATATCATTCCATTGTCATACGTCACAGGATTTCCAGTGTCATAACCAAGCAGCTTCTTGTCTGCGCACTCATCTGCGTTGAAGAAGTTGATGCGGCCTGAAAATATCTCTGTCAAATCAACGCCGGTATCATATTCAATCGCCTTCACCGGATCGTATGCGTGGATTTTGCCTTTTGTTGAGGCCGGTTTTTTCCCGTATCTCTGATCCAACGCTGGGGTGTGGTCGTGTAAAACCAATTTGCCGTTCAATTTGTCATAGGCCAGCGAGCTAGCCGGGTCATTGCCGGTCACACGAATCTGCGAGGTTATTCGTTCAAAATCTTCGGTGGTGTGCGCGGCGTATGCCCTTGGCATTTGGAAGCGCAAGAACGCAACGTTTGGGTTGGTAACAACAACAGTCGTTACATAATCCACACCATCAGAAACATTCCACGTAATGTTCACACCAGAACACACAGGGTATGACAGGATTGCCTTGTTCAACCCTAGATACCCTTGGAGCGAATCATAGAAAAACATCAACTCACCGGACGCCCCGATCCCTCCACCTCCAAGCACTTCTGAAACAGGCGTTTTAATCACCAGTGGTTGGTATGGTATTACAGCAACGAAGCCCGATGCCATCACATTTGCGTAATACGTGCCTTGGCCGCTCGGGTAATTGAGCAACCACTCATCGATGCATTCTGCTGGATTGAATGACATTACGAGTACGCCAATGTTGTAAGGTCTGTTGCTACGTTGTCATAGCTGCCGTCGCCGTCGGCCCAAGTTGTCACAGTCGTGGTGGTGGTTCCAGATTCTGTGATCACTTTTCTCCAAGCCAACCACTTAGCTTCGCTTTCAAGTGTCCCGATGGGTGCTACTGCGTCATATTGCGTGATCACCCCGGTCCCTTCAACAACTACGCTTTTGTGCGCAACCAATTCCGGTATTGAAGATGACCTGATGACTTCCATCGCTCTAATCCTCCACCATCGGATTATAACGCTGCACCCCGGTGCGTACCAAGGAAACCTTTGTTGATGGTTGATCGGAATGAACCATCATGTCCAATCGAACATCGTCCACAAAGCATGTGATTTTGTCGCCACCTCGAATGTGGCGTGTTGGGTCAGGTTCGATGTGTTCGATGTGATACCATACGCGCTCGAAGCCAATAGGCCTGCTGAGCGAAAATTGCGCGCTCTTGCCACAAGAGGTATCGATTGCACCACAGCGTGAACACTTTGCTTTGACGGTTCGTCCGCACGTCTCACAATAGAAACGGCCTGAACAGCGGCGAGTCGCGGTTGCTCCCGTGATTCGCTGCTGTTCTTCGGTTGAGCGTAATTTGCTCAGAAATTCTTTGGCTGATGCTTCATCCTTCAAGTCGACAATCGTAGTCTGACCATCGGATGTGTGTATTTTGAGCACAACGGCCTCCCATTGAGCACTAATGGCCAAGCAGGACTAAGGCCGCAACACTACTTGTGTTTGCTCTTCTTCGGCTCCTCGGTCGATGAAATGACCGATTCTTCAGAGCTGCTGAAGTTGTATGACGCCTTGGGCTGCGGGGCCGAAGGAGCCCGGGAAACCTTTTGCCCTGCCAGTTGTTTCTGACGGGTGGTCATAGGCTTCTCGGGCTTCTCTTCTGCCTTCACAACTTTTGTTGGCGCCATGTTGGCATCTATCACCACTAGGCGGTTTCCAAAGTCTCGATGGTGCTCTTTGATGTGCGCCAACTCATCTTTGGAAATGATTCTGGTTGACTCTGGGTGGAAGTGAAGCGCCCCTTTCACAGAGCGTTCGCAATCACCCTTGAAGTCATCCACCTGCCTTGGCGGTGTGCCGAGCGGTACATAAACCAGTGGCATGGCTGCCTCCTTGATAGACCATCAACTCTGAGATTCGATGATGGCTGCCACGATGTCTGCTTTTTTGGTCGAATCATCGACCGCCAAAGCATACTCCAAGGCAATTTCAGTCAGCTGCGCTTTGGTCATCATCTTCAGCTCTGACTCGGCGTATTGCCGAATCTGTGCGCCGCTCTCTTCGCCGTCAACGCCGCTTTCATCCTCGTCTTCAACCTGCTTTTTCTGTTGAATAGCGGGTGGTGGCGGTGCTTTGGCCTTTTCGAGGATGGTGACCGAAATCCCTTTCTGAGCGCGATAATACGCAATCAGCGAAGGATTGGTCACTATCTGTGGCGTTCCTCGTTTGAGGATGTGACCAGCGTACGTGTGTGACATACTACCCGTCAGCTCGACTTTAGCTGCTACATTTGCCATCTTTGAGTTCCTCCAATCAATGGCCTAGACTTTCCCTGTGGCGGACCACGGGTTGTTAGGTGGTGGCGATATTGCGCACTTTGACGAGAGCATCGACTTCTTCAAAGTTCACAGAAACTTTTGCCGTGATGGCGTATTGGTCTGTGCCCTTGTAGATGTCGCGATCTTTCTCGATGCGGATGTCACGCCCAATGCCAACGATGAAGTTGTTCTGGTGTGTGAGCATCATCTGTGGGTTGGCCTTGTAGGTCACCTTCACAGTTGCGCCATCGCCGATGGTGGTTCCACCGACGCGTGCGATGGTGCCAGCGTTGGCGTCCAACACATAGTCAGTGGTTGCGCTGTACTCAGCCGTAGGCGCCGAACCCAATGTGGCAGGAAGCACGTGCACTTCAGACACAGGGGCGTTGGTGAGCGCCGTAGCTGTGGTACCGTTGAGCACGATGTGTTCGGTGACTTGCGGCTGCAAATCCCACAACGGACACGGGATGGCCGGGATGCCGAATGGACCGTGGTTTGCACCACCTGCCACCGCATCACCAAGCGCCGTAGCGCGTGTGGTCAACTTCTCAAGATAAATCTGCCAGAGGTCTGGCGACAAGAACCAACGCAAGGCGCCTTTGTTTCGGCGGAATTTCGTTGGCATGGCACGAATGGCTTGGCTGAAGATGCTCAACCCAACGCTGCCGCCGGCCGCGTCCACAATGTGTCCGCTGTCAGCCAACAACTGCCAACCGTCTTGGAGAGCCAAATAGCTGTCCTTGATGAAGTGGGTGGTTGAACCATTCTCGAAGATGTCACCCTCAAGAACAGCAGGCCCGAGTTTGTTGCCAAGAATGTACATTTCTTCGAGGTCGTTTGCAAACTGGGTCGCCATCATGCGGATGATGGTGTCTTCGACGTTTTCGCCTTCGATGTTGATCTCTTTGAAATTGTCGCCAATCTCAAAAGGCACCATCACTTCGCTCGGGGTGAGCGTTACCTTCGACGTGGTGAGACCTCGCCGAACGTTGGGGTCACGCGCTTCGGCCTTCGGAACGGCAACACGTCGGCCGATGCCGATCTTGTCGATTTCCAAAGACTCATTGCGGAATCGAACAACGCGTGCGTTGTTCTTCAAAACCGTTTCATCAATCACATAATCGATGAAACGATCGCTTTGCGCGGGGTTTAACTTGCCAGCTGCAGCCAGAGCATCAGTAGTGATGACCGCCTTCTGGACCAGTTCTTCATTGGAAACGCCTGTCATTGCTTTGCTCCTTTTGTTTTACCAAAGTGTTTTCGGCAGTTCCTGTTTTGGTCTCACAAGACGCCTGACCAAAAGCTCTTCTGCGTCTGGGTGGATTCTGTGCCGCCTTCGCCCGCAATGGACTTCGACGGCTCACGAGTTTTCTCGATCGCCTCAACGCGAGACTCGATGGACTTCGTGATTTCAGACACGCCACCCAATCCATTCTTCACGGCCTCACCCAACTCGCCGAGCTTTTTGGTGAGGTCGATGAGTTGCTGTGAAAGGATGTTGTTCTGCTCTGCGGCCTTTGCGGTGTCGACGGTTGGCACTTCGGGTTCTGCGACCTTTGTGGTTGTCTCCGACTTGCCACCGGACACTTCTTTCACGAGTCCTTCCAAAACGCTCATTGCGTTTTTCACCTGCTCCAAGCGCTTCGGCGTAAACGCCTTAGCTTTCTCGGTTTCGGTGTCTGTTGGTTGATCGGAAGTCTGCTGGTTGGCATCCTTCTTCACATCAGCAGCGGGTTGTGTTTCAGAAGCTTTGACAGCAACTGAAGCTACGCTTTTCACCAACTCTGTCACTTGCTTCAGAGCTTCGGCCATAGAGTCATTTCCTGCCTTTTCGACATGCACAGTCATTTTCTCCACGGGTTCGGTGCTGGCTTGCTGTGTCCCATTCGACTCAGCGTTGGCCGGTGCCGATGTTTCGGTGTTGGCCACTTGTTGATCTGTTCCGGCCATCGGTTCCTCCTGATCTAAACTTTTGATGACAATGAATTCCTGCTCGTTGGCAGGGGAATCCACCAACGACACTTCGTTGACGCGCAATGAGACAAATCTTCGCTTTGCTTCTCTGGGCATCTTGTTCACTCCGCGTTCGGTGACTTCAGTTGTTTGACTTTGGCCCGGCCGCCGATAGAAAACCCGGTGATCTTCCCCTCTTTCACCAGCTTCCATATTTTGGCATCTTTGACTCGCACCGTCATCACCCAAGCCCCTTCCTTCACCGTCTTGTTGTTCAGAACAAGACCATTCGGGGCGATGTAGCTTTCGAGGAGTCCAAACTGCACATTGAATTTTTTGTGCATCAGGCCAAGTTTAGTGGTGGTCTGAAAGCCTTCAAGAAAGTCCCAAGCGGCGTTCTTGATGACCGTCGAGTCATAGATGTCGCCGTGCGCATCTACTGTCTCGGGTTGAAGGACAACACCTGTGACTGTTTTCTGCTCTTCGGATGCTTTGATGATTGGGATGAAAATTTTGGCTGTGTCTTCTTCGTCATATTCCAAGTCAATTTCTGATCCTGGGATTGACGCTGGGTTGGCCTTGCCGGATTCTCCCAAGTCACTTGAGGTGATTTGTTTTGCCACTGCTACATGCGCCGATCGCTCGGACGCTGGAATGGCTTTTCTCGGCAGTTTGCTCATCTCTTCTCCGCGCCGCCGGTTGGGTGTGGCGTCGCCTGGAGCTAGAAGATAGCGTGATCAGTCGAGAAGCAAAACTTATTTGGGTGCGCTCAATTTGTATAGGTGGGTGGAATTCAATCAAATTACTTTGGCATAAACCAATGATGACTGCGAGTATGCTATTGGAATGGCATCGAAAAACTTTTTTCCGTCTGAAGGCTTCAAAACAACACCTTTCACAACGATGCCATTTCGTTCCAATTCCTTTTTGGTCAACTCGCCGTCTTTTGTCCAGTCTGAAATCATCTCATCCCCATCCAGAGAGAATGTGGCTAACCTCGTTTTTTTGTTGTTATCCAAATTGACGCGAACCAATTCGATTTTCTTTTTCATACTCGTACCTATTGTTTATCTCGGGCTGAGATGATGTCTTTCATGATTTCGTCAATCTCTTTCAACGATTTTTCATCCACCAAATCTGCCGGATAACGCAAGGACTGCTCAACGAATCTTTCCACTTTTAGCGCGGGTTGGCTGCCGCTTAGTTTGGTTATTGCATCAGGGTCGTTTTGCAACGCCTTTATTCTGACCAGCGTGGATTTGATTGATTTGGCGTCTATGTCTTCAAATGAAGATAGTGTCCTTGCCACTTCTCGGATCTTCAAATTTCTGACTAATCTCATTGATTCCACATCTAAGTTCAAAAACGCCGCTGCGTTCTTTCCATAAGCATCGCCAGGGAACAAAAAACGAGCCATCTCTGTGTTGGGGAAGGATAGCCCGTTGTCAATGGCTACCATTTTCACTGTGTCTTCCAATTTATCTTTAACAGCGGGATTCTTCAGGACTTTGAACAACACGTTGTTCTGGTGCCTATCATCGTTGGCCCCAATGACATCCATCAAGAACGTTCGGCGGGCGGACGGAAGTTCATGCCACCTCATTTCTTTCCAAGAATCCGGCATCACTTTGTATTTTTTGCTCACCTCTGATTCTGTGGCAGCGCCTTTGGACCACAATTGGTAGCTTCCTGGGCCTGATTTGTCATCCATATGGCGCGAAATTGTTGGCGGGATGACCGTATCACCACCCATCATTCTGTCTATCTCGTACATTGCTGTTTCGCGTTGGTGGTATGTTCCACCCTTCACACCAATCCGAAGTTCATCAACTTCGCCACTAGCCGGTTTCCATACGCCTTCTATTTTCTCGCCGCCCTGTGTTTTCAACGTGACTTTTTTAGCCGCATTGGTGTTCTTCCCGCCAATTGACTCTATGCTTTCAACCTCAGACGTGGTCATATTGAACAACATCTTGTCAACAGCAGACGGTTTCAGATCACCCGGGGTGATGGTTGGAGTTTTTGGCACAACGTCTTCTTCGGGAACTTCAGACCAGCTCCCAATCTCTTCGCTGATGTCCAACGCACAACGACACAGAAAATGGTATGGCGGGCAAGCTTGTCCAGCGGCGGCTAGGGCTTGTGAATCTTTTTCCCCCGCCTTCCCCTCGATTCTTCCTGGCGATGGTGAGATCTCTCTTAGTTGTTTTGGGCTAAGCCATGGGTGGACGTTTTTGGTGTGCGTTTTTAGATTGGTAACAATGGTGCCCATTTCTTTTTCAATTTGGGTAAATCCGTGTTCGACGGTGAAAACCTTCCCGTCCATGTGCGCACAAACCGGGCACGTACGATCATCATTTGGGTTGTTGATTTCATACCTGGTGATCCCGCCCTCGCGGAATGATCGCAGATTTCCATATGCCCTCGCCACTGTTGCTGCGTTGGCGGTCAGACCTTCATAGTAGGCCCTCTGGGTTCCGGTCCAGCCAGATGGCATCTTTACATGATCCAGCTTTTCTTTCACAGCGGTTGACATGAGCTTTCCGGCCGCTGTTCGATCCTGCCCCGCTTCTAACATCACTTTCTTCGTGGTGTCGCGTATTTCGTCGCGCACTGTACGTTCGTAATGATCGCCAATCCAAAAGTATTGGTATTTGGTGATTGATTCGACCGCCTTCACATCCTGAACATCGAATGACGGTAACAGTTCTGCTTTGGCTTTTTGAGTTGGGATGAAGTATGTCATGTCATATGACAGACTCCCTTTCCGCGTCTTCACCTTCTTCCAAGCAGCAATCCTCGACAGCTTGTAGATGCGCCCAACGTCAAAGGCGAGACGTTCTTTCACCTCGCCTGGGAATCGCTTCATCACCTTCTCGATGTCATTCGAGATCTTCTCAGATTTTGATAGGGATTCAGCGTGCTTTACAGCAATTTTCAACGCTGTCGATGACAAAACATTCCATTTGGATAAAAGGTATTCTCTCAACAAAACTTCGATGCGAGCAATTTGCGATATCTCAGACACTGCGGCGGCCTTAGCCACAATCTCATCGGCCGCCGTCAACCCTGCCATCAACCGATCCAGCACTATCGACCGATGCCCACAAGAGCATTGATCCACTAATCTTCTGGCTGGTCGTTTTCTTCTTGGCTGGATGATTTGAGGGCTTTCTGCCATTTGGCCTCAATCGCCTTGTTCGTATTCACCAGATATTCCACCAACGGGTCATCCGACTTCTCGATGGCGTGAACGAGTTGCTTGTTACCGCACTTCAAACATTCCGCATCAACCAACGCCGGTCCTTCTTCGTCGTCTTCGCCTGTGAGTGATTTCACAGCGGTGAATTGTTGCCCTGGTTCTGTCGGCTGCGCCAAGTTTTTCACGGCCTCGGCCATAGTGAGGCTGAAAGGAACGTCGGCAGGGAAGTCAGCCGGGAACGGCGGCAGGTCTCTGTTCAACACTTCTTCGAGGATTTGACGGGCGATGCGCGGCGTCATCCCGCCCGTCTTCTCCGAGCCTGCCAATATCTTCACCAACTCTGCGTTGTCTGTTGTGTTAGGGCTATTGGATTTGTACTTGTGATACAAAACACCCATGTACGGGAACACAATGCGATTCATCAACTCATCAAATTCATCACGCTCGGGGGAAAACACCTGCTCATCGGCGAGCCGACGGCTGGCGTCTGCTGTCGCCCGTGTGTAATCATCGGCGCGGCCCACGAACAGCGGCGGAAGGCGGAAGCAGCGGCGGATCTTGTCTTGGTTGTTGGTGGAGTAGTTTTGGAACAGGGCATCTTTGTGCTGCTCTTTCACGAGCGGCTTGATATCGAGCTTGACTTGCCCC